AAGATGACAACTGGGTTCATTACAGGTGGGAATGGGTTCTAAAAGAAATGATTTGGGCCTTTGAGAACCTAACTGATGATTCCTGGGAAGACCAGTTTGTTCATGGTGAACCAAAGTATGAGATTATACCTGTTGATGGTGATGACGAACACACATCGTATTGGGAACAAACTAATCCTGATTATTGGGTTGACAGAGATGGTATAAAAGAGTATAATAACAGAATAAATAACGGACTAAGATTGTTTGGGCGATACTACAGAGGATTGTGGTCATAAACACTATTTATAAAGCGACGAATAGTATAAACGGAAAAGTCTATATTGGATTTGATTCGTCATGGCCTAATAGGAAACGTGTGCATAAATCTGCTTCCAAAACAGGCGATTGTAAGTTCTATAGAGCTATCCGTAAGTATGGATGGGATAACTTTGTATGGGAAGTCTTATATCAAGCATTAGATAAAAATCATACAAAAAACATAATGGAAAGTCATTTCATAGAACAGTATGATTCCTATAACAACGGATACAACTCAACAAAGGGTGGAGACGGAACATTTGGTCTTGTTCTAAGCGAGGAAGCAAGGCAAGCAATCTCGGAGAAGAATCGTATTCCGAAACCTTTATCAGGAAACCGAACAACGGATAGAAAAGGGCCAAACAATCCTAGATTTGGTAAACCAGGAACATTCAGAGGTAAAAAACACACCAAAGAGACGATAGAAAAACTAAAACAACCTAAGGCAAATAAAGATAATATGGAAAACTTACCATTATCAAAAAGTGTGGAATGTCCACATTGTGGTAAAACAGGCCAACTCGCCAATATGAAGAGGTGGCATCTTGACAACTGTAAAGAAAGGTGATACAATGCAATTCCATGAAAAAGATATGACGATTTATGAGACGGAATTCAAGCAGCGTGCCTATGACGGAAAGTGGGAACGTATTGGTAAGATTGCCGATGAGGACAACTCTTACACATTTATTAACGAATACGGCAATCGTGCCGCTACTACACCTTTCAAGTGGGTTACACTTGGGGTTTATGACTACCTAATGGAGATTGTTGACTAATGGCTACAAATGTAAAAAACCTACGCCTACTAAACGGGCACGATGTTCTTGGTGAAGTTGTTTCTGTCACCAAGGATACTGTTACACTAAAGAACCCTGTCCGTGTCATGGTTGTTCCTAATCAGGCCAACCCAAAAGAACCATCTATTGGTTTTGCACCATACTGCGAGTGGTCTTTGGACAAAGAAGTTGAGATTAATGCTGCACACATTATCGCAACGATTACTCCTATCGCAGAGTTCGTTAATCAATACAATTCCGTATTCGGCGGTCTTGTAGTTCCAGATAGCAAAATCATAATCCCAGGACAATAATGAAATTTTACACAAACGTTGAGGTATGGGGTGGTCGTATCCTATACCGAGGTGTTGAGAATGAGAGAAGGGTGCGACACAAGGTCGAGTATCACCCTTCTCTTTTCGTACCTTCCAACACACCGACCAAATACACCACAATCTATGGCGAATACTTGGGTAAAGTAAAACCAGGTACGATCCGTGATGCCCGTGATTTTGTTTCACAGTATGATAATGTAGAGAACTTTAAGGTATACGGTAACACTCGTTATCAGTATTGTTTCATTGCTGATGAGTTCAAAGGCATAGTTGATTGGGACATGTCCCTTATCAAAGTGGCCAATATCGACATCGAGGTCGGTGAACCTGACGGTGGTGGATTCCCTGAACCAGAACATGCCAACGGCCCTTTGACTGCTATCACGGTGAAGATGGATGGCCAGTTCACCACCTTTGGTTGTGGTGCGTATAATAACACCCGTGATGATGTGACCTACTATAAATGTGCGGATGAGTTTGATCTTATTCGTAAGTTTCTTGGTTGGTGGCAATCGGAATATCCAGATGTAATCACAGGTTGGAACGTCCAGAACTTCGATATACCATACATGGTAAATCGTATTCGCAAACTAATGGGTGAGAATGAGGCCAAGAAACTGTCTCCGTGGGGTGTGATCAACGATAAGATGGTTGACCTTGGTATGAACCGTAAGATTAAGTCATACTCAATCCTTGGTATTGCTACACTAGACTTGCTCGACCTTTACCAACGATATGCTAAGAACGGCAAGTCACAAGAGTCCTATAAGTTGGACAATATCGCACACGAGGAACTTGGTGAACGTAAGTTATCCTACGAAGAGGTTGGCACCTTGTTCAACCTGTATAAGGAGGACTATCAAAAGTTCATCGACTATAACATCAAAGACGTTGACCTCGTTGACAAGATTGATGATAAGAACAAGTTGATTGAACTTGCTCTAACTTTGTCCTATGATAACAAGTGTAACTTTGAGGATGTGTTCGCACAAGTCCGTATGTGGGACGTTATCTGTTTCCATCATTTGAAGGCACAGAACAAGGTTGTGCCACCTATTGAACGCCATGAAAAGGAGGCTGCTTATGTGGGTGCCTATGTTAAAGATCCCATCATTGGATTTCATAATTGGGTTGCCAGTTTTGATGTTAATTCTGAGTATCCTAGTGTCATTATGGGTTCCAACATCAGTCCGGAGACCATTGTTGAGCCTGATAATTACACTGATGCTATGCGCGCCATTATTACAAATGGTATTAGTGTTGATAGATTACTTTCCCGTAAGTTGGATTTATCTGGGTTAAAAGATGAGGATGTTTGTCTAACTGCTAATGGTCAGTTCTATCGCCGTGATAAGCAAGGTTTTATGCCAGAGATGGTTGAGAAAATGTTTGCTGATCGTAAGAAGTATAAGAAGGAGATGTTAGATGCCGAAGCGGCCTATGAAAATGAAAAGTACCCTGAGAAAAAGAAAGAACTTAAAAATAAAATCGCAAAGTATAACAATCTTCAACTCTCTAAAAAAGTATCACTCAACTCCCTCTATGGCGCGCTCGGGTCTAAGTTTTTCAGGTTTTTTGATCTACGTAACGCGATTGCGGTCACGACGACTGGCCAACTCAGCATACGGTGGATTGAAAGAACGCTTAACCAGTATCTCAATAAAATACTAAAGACAACAGGAGAGGATTATGTCATTGCGCTTGATACAGACTCGGTTTACCTACGCCTTGGTCCGCTTGTGGGCAAAACTATTGGTGAAGACCTCGGCACTGGTGATACGGCAAGAGTCATCTCCTTCCTTGACAAAGTATGTGAGAATAAAATTCAACCTGTTATTGATACCGCTTGTGGAGACCTTGGTGACTATACTAATGTATTTCAACAGAAAATCTTTATGAAGCGAGAAGGTCTATGTGATAAGGCCATATGGACCGCCAAGAAACGATACATTCTCAGTGTATGGAACAATGAAGGTGTTCAATACGAGAAACCAAAGAAGAAAGTTATGGGACTTGAGATGGTCAAGTCTTCCACCCCATCATCATGTAGAGAGAAACTAAGAGAGGCCGTTGATGTTATTTTTGACAAAGATGAAAGCACTATTCAGCAGTTTATTAAAGATTTCAGGAAAGAGTTCGAAACTTTACCACTCTCTGATATTTCTTTTCCTCGTGGTCTCAATGGTCTGGTTAAGTATGCTGATAAACGATCCATCTACGGCAGCGGCACTCCCATTCATGTCCGAGGTGCTCTTGTGTATAATCATTTCCTTAATACTAATGGACTAGCAACAAAGTATCCATTAATCAACAACGGTGAGAAACTAAAGTTTGTGTTCCTAAAAGAACCAAACACCATTCAGTCCAATGTGATATCTTTTCCACAAGGTGGCATCCCGGAAGAATTTGCCTTATCTAAATATATAGACTATAATACACAATTCGAGAAGGCATTTCTTGACCCTCTCAAAATTATCCTAGATAGTATTGGGTGGAAGGCCGAGAAGACGGCCAGTTTAGAGGATTTCTTTTCATGAGCAAGCAGATTAAAAAGATTGTTATTGTGGGTGGTGGTTCTGCTGGATGGATGACCGCTGCTACCCTTTCAGAAAGACTAGTAAATAGAGACATTACTGTTATAGAAAGTCCAAACATTCCTACCGTAGGTGTTGGTGAGTCCACTTTAGGATTTATCAATAGCTGGATGTCGATGTTGAATCTAAAAGATAATGATTGGATGAAATATTGTGATGCTACCTATAAACTTTCTATCCGTTTCGGTGATTTCTATAAAAAAGGTGCTGGTAAATTTCATTATCCTTTTGGTAAAATTGATATAGAAGGAAATCAAGCAGGAAAGAATGACTGGTATTTCAAGAAGATTTTACATCCTGAAACACCTGTAAGTGATTATGCTGACTGTATCTATCCTCAGATGGCTCTTGTGAACGAGAATAAAGTATCTGAAAAGAAAGATATTATTCCCAAGTATAATTTTCAATCGGATGTCGCATACCACATGGATGCTGCTAAATTTGGCGTTTGGCTTAGAGATAACTATTCTAAACCAAGAGGTGTTAAACATTTATTGGCTGAAGTTAAACACATCGAAACAAATGAAGAAGGTGTTGAGTATCTACTATTGGACAATGGTGATAAGATCACCGCTGACCTTTTTATCGATTGCACAGGTTTCCGTTCATTAATCCTAGGCGGCGCCCTCAAAGAACCATTTACTTCTTATTCAGGTGTTCTACCAAACAACAAGGCCTGGGCCACTCAGATTCCTTATAATGATAGAAGGAGAGAGATGGAATGTTGGACAGATTGTACCGCTATTGATAATGGATGGGTCTGGAATATTCCTCTTTGGAGTAGAATTGGTACTGGATACGTTTACTCTGATAAATATGTTTCAGATGAACAAGCATTGGAAGAATTTAAAGAACATCTTCGTAGTAAAGGACACAAATTAGAAGGTGATGTTAAGTTTAGAAACATTAACATGAGAGTTGGTATACATGAAAGATTGTGGGTTAAAAATGTCTGTGCTATAGGTCTTTCAGCAGGTTTTATTGAACCGTTAGAAAGTAATGGATTGTTTAGTGTTCATGAATTTCTCTACAAATTGGTTCGTGCATTAGATAGGTTTGAAGATGGATCTGTATCTCGATTAGATATTGATGGTTTTAATTTGGCATGTAAAAATCAATTTAAAGGATTTGCAGAATTTGTTGTGCTACATTATGCTTTATCACACAGAGATGATACAGAATATTGGAGAGATGTCGGACGTAGAGACTATTATAATGAAATTTTCAAATTAGATTTTCAAGGATCTTATCCTGAAAATAACTTAAAATTACCTATTAGTAGTAAATATAATAATTATTATTTACCTGATTGCGGATCAGGATGTATTTATACTGGTTTGAATTATTTTCCTACTGATATACATTCATTAATGTATCATAACAGTGAAGAAAGAGATTGGGTCCAATATTTTAATGTGTCTACTAAACATCTCGAAGACAAGAAGAATAATTGGAAAGAAGCAGTAAAAGATGAACCTTACATGTATGACTATCTAAAGGAGAAAATCTACGATGGTAAAGAAGGATAAACACCATAAACATTCACCTGCTCGTTTATATGAGTTTCAACCTGACGAGAGTAACATAACACCAAATAATATTGTAGAGTTGGCAAACATTGTAAGAGTTGGTATTGGTGGCCATCTATTGGAAAAATTATCACCAGAATTACAAAAGCATTTCAAGGAAGTTGCATGATACCAGCGGAACTACCAAGAATACCTAAGATAATACATTATACAGGACCTAGTAAAAAAAGTTTGTGGCACCCTGTTTGGGATAAATGTTTGAAGTCATGGAAAGAACATTTTCCTGAACCGGAATATACTCATGTCTATTGGAGTGATGAAGATTTAGAAAATCTTGTCAAAACAGATTATTTACACCATTATCAATTATATAAAAAACTTCCATTCCATATAATGAAGATTGATTTTGCTGAATATCTTATTATGAATACTTATGGAGGAATTTATCACGATTTGGACATGTATTGTTATAAAAATTTTTATGATGAAATAAAACTAAAAAAACTTGTTCTTTTAGAATCCTCGATGAAAGATGAATACATTCAAAATTGTATGTTTGCTTCTACTCCACGAGCAGGTTTTTGGATGGGATTAATAGAACATATAAAATCTTATTATTATCCTTATCCTGATAGTATAGAAGATTTGGATGCTCCAAAAAATTTAGATCCTTGTTTTTATATACAAGACATTACAGGATGTTATCAAATTTCAAGACACACTTTAAAGACAAGTTTAGAAAATGGTATTGACATTTTTGCAAAAGAGTTGTATAATCCTATTTGTAATACTTATAGTCCTGAACATAGAACAAAACATATGCTAACAAATACGTGGGGTAAGGATTACATTGATGCAAACATCAAAAATTATGAAATCCGTAGAAAAACGGAAGATTTCAAAAACATTAGAGATTTTTTCAAGAAGAATTATCAGGCGAGGCCTGATGTGGATAAAGATGCATTATAACCTAACGAGATTGTTAGGTACATTATAAGGAGAAACTTATGTCAGATATTTTTAATCAGTTGTTGGCTGAGACCGACAACGAATACGCTGGTATTGTCGATGATGGCGTAGCAGCAGGTGATGTGTCAGGATTTATTGGCACAGGTAGTTATGTTATGAATGCCTTGCTATCAGGTTCCATCTATGGTGGCCTTCCACAAAACAAGGTTACAGCATTAGCAGGTGAACCATCAGTTGGTAAGACCTTCTATGCTCTCAACATTGTCAAGCAGTTCCTCGAAGACAACAAAGATGGTTTTGTATTTTACTTTGAGTCCGAGTCCGCCATCTCTAAGCAGTTTATCACCGACCGTGGTATTGATGCTAAACGAGTTGGTATTGTTCCTGTTGCCACTGTTCAAGAGTTTCGCACACAGGCGGTAAAAATCCTTGACAAGTACCTTGAAGGCAAGGAGAAACCACCGATGGTTTTCGTCCTTGATAGTCTTGGTAATCTTTCAACCGATAAAGAGATGGCAGACATTGCCGATGGTAAAGACACCCGTGATATGACCCGCGCCCAGTTGGTTCGTGGTGCTTTCCGTGTTCTTACACTGAAACTCGGTAAGGCAAAAGTTCCACTAATTGTAACCAACCACGTTTATGATGTTGTCGGTTCCTATGTGCCTGTGAAGAAGATGGGTGGCGGTTCAGGATTAGAGTATGCGGCATCTACTATTGTCTTTCTATCTAAGAAGAAGGATAAGACACTGGACGACGAGGACGGCCGCACTGGCGCAGTAATCACCGCACACCTCAAGAAGTCTCGTATGACGGTAGAAGACCGCCGAGTTGAGACTTGGTTGAACTACCAGACAGGACTAGATAAGTATTATGGACTCCTTGACCTGGCAGTTAAGTATGGTATTGTTAAGAAGGTATCAAATAAGTATGAGTTTCCAGATGGATCAAAGGCCTTTGAAAGTCAGGTAAAGAAGAATCCAGAAAAGTTCTTTGATAAGGAAACTCTAGATGTGCTTGATGAGTTTTGTAAGAGTGATTTCCTATATGGCAAGTATAATGTGGCGGAGGTAGAAGATGGAACTGGGGATTGATTGGATTTTCCGTGATGACTTATTTAACCCAAAAGAGGATGGTTCAACAGTTCCTATTGAGTTACTGGTTGACCCGTTCGCAGGAGTGTGCTACCGTTATACCTATGTCAAGTTTAGAATGGACGAGGATAATGTTCCTCGTATTGGTTACGATTATGAAATCCTCAAGACCAATGACTTGTCTATGATGACATTAAGGAAGAATGAAAAGTTTAACACAGCATTAGGGCTTATTTTAAACTCCTTATTGCTAGATGCGTCAGAAGTGGAAGGTGCTAGTGAGACTAGAACTAACGATACTAAAGAACTTAATCAAAAATGAATCCTACACCCGCAAGGTACTTCCCTTCTTAAAGGAAGAATACTTTTCTAACCAAGAAGACCGGCTACTTTTCAAAGAAGTGGCCGGTTTCGTGTTGAAGTATAACCAACAACCAACCTTCGATGCCTTGGACATCGAGGTTGATAACTTGCGTGGTACAACCGATGATACGGTCAAGAATATCAAGGAGACACTAAAAGAACTTGATGCTGACACAGTTTTGACAAACCCGGACTGGCTTTTAGATTCCACAGAAAAGTTCTGCCAGGAGAAGGCAATATATAATGCTATCACTTCCTCACTGGAGATTATGAATGGTAAAGGTAAACTGGAGAAAGGTGCTATCCCAGGTCTATTGTCTGATGCGTTATCTATTAGTTTTGATCCAAATGTTGGTCACGATTATCTCGAACAGTTTGAAGATCGTTACGAATACTATCACCGAGTTCAGGAGAAACTGCCATTTGATCTTGATTTTTTTAATAGAATCACCAAGAACGGAGTTCCTAAGAAAACTCTCAACGTGGTTATGGCAGGTGTTGGTGTTGGTAAGTCTCTTTTTCTGTGTCATCTTACCGCTAGCTATTTGTCTCAAGGAAAGAATGTTCTTTATATTACACTTGAACTAGCAGAAGAGGAAGTATCAAAACGTATTGATGCTAACCTTTTGAACATAACCTTTGATGACCTGATGGTTCTGCCAAGAGATATCTACAGATCACGCCTTGATAAACTGAAAGCTAAAACAAACGGCAAGCTTATCGTCAAAGAGTATCCAACATCCTCGGCATCTGCTACACATTTCAGGTCGTTGTTGAATGAACTACACCTGAAAAAGAACTTTGTACCTGATGCCATTATGATTGACT